ACTGATTTTAAAGAACTATGTGATTGAAAAATTTGACCGCTCCCCAGAACAGTTTGATTACATGGTCAACGCACAAGATTTCGGTTTTAACCATGCTGACTGTATCGGAGAGGTTGGATTTAAAGACGGTGACTTATACCTTTGTCGAGAATTGTATGTCTATGAAAGGGATACAGATGAAATCATAAAGATGGCGGAAGGGAAATTTAAAAGAAACATTCGAATGTGGTGTGATTCAGCTGAACCGGACCGTATCAAAATGTGGCAGAAAGCAGGATATAGAGCTAAGGCTGTAAAGAAAGAACAAAACAGCGTTAGTGCCCAGATTGATTATCTGAAGCAGCATAAAATCCATATTTATCCAACCTGCGTAAATACAATTAAAGAAATACAACAATGGAAGTGGAAGAAAGATGAGAAAACAAATTCTTATCTGGATGAGCCAGTTCCATTTTTTGATGACGCAATGGCGATGTTACGTTACTCGATAGAACAGGAGCGGAAGGCTCCAGCAAGATTAAACCGAAAAATAAAAGGGGGATTATGATGTTTCGATTGGAAGAAAATAAGGAGCTGGATGAAGCCACCTTAGGGAAATTTCTTGCAAAGCATACAGAGGAATGTACCAGGAGATACAAAATACTAGAAGATGCATATCGCACAGACTACGAGATTTTTCGTCAACCAAAAAAACCGGCATGGAAGCCGGACAACCGGATTGCAGTAAACTTTGCAAAATATATCGTAGATACGATGAATGGCTTTTTTATCGGAAATCCGATTAAGGTGTCTTGTGACGAAGAAAAGATAGCGGAGTATGTAGAGTTTTTAGGGCGTTATAGCGGTCAAGACGATCAGGACGCAGAGCTGTCTAAAGTGTGCAGCATCTATGGCAAAGGATACGAGATGTACTATGTTGACGAGACGGGGACATTAAGCAGCACATACTTAAAGCCGACAGAGGCTTTTATGATCTATGATGATTCTGTTCTAAAGAGAGTAAGATATTTTGTGAGGCTGTACTTAGACTCGGACAATATTTTGCATGGTAGCGTGTCAGATAGTGAAAGAGTGAGGTACTTTGAAATTCGTGGAAAGTTGCAATTTCTTAATGAGTATCAAAAGGAACATTTTTTTGACGGAGTTCCGGCAGTAAAGTATGTAGAGAACGAAGAGGAAATGGGTATTTTCGAGCCAATACTTTCTATGATCAATGCTTACAATAAGGCGATTAGTGAGAAAGCAAATGATGTAGATTACTTTGCGGATGCTTATCTGAAAGTACTGGGAACCTTGCTGGATGAAGATGAAGTAAAACATATCCGGGACGATCGTATCATTAACTTTGATGGAGATACGGAAAAAATGATTGTGGAATTTTTACAGAAGCCGGATGGGGACACTATGCAGGAGCATTTGATTGACAGGCTGGAACGGCTCATTTTTCAGATTAGCATGGTGGCAAACATTTCAGATGAAAATTTTGGGACATCCTCTGGGATTGCGTTGCGGTATAAGCTTCTATCTATGCTTAATCTTGCAAAGACGAAGGAAAGGAAATTTACAGCAGGTATGGAGCAAAGATATCGGCTGCTATTTAGTCATCCGGTCTCTGCACAAAAAGTCGGAAAAGATGACTGGGTGAAGCTAAGATATAAGTTTAGCCCCAATATCCCTGCGAACATCTTGGAAGAATCACAAATAGCTGGGAATCTTGAGGGGATTGTTTCTAAAGAAACACAGCTTGAAACGTTGTCAATCGTAGACAATGTAAAGATAGAAAAAGAACGAATAAAGAAAGAAGAGGACGAGGCAAAGGCGAATGGTTCTATATTAGGAGAAAGCTTTGTTTCCGCGGTCCGGAAAGAAGGGATAGCGGGTGAGCAGGAGTAAGAGTCGGCTTTACTGGAAGAAAAGAGAAGAAGAAGCAAGAAAGACAAGGGCAAAGAGAGAAGAAGGATATCAGGCGAAGATAGAAGAAATCTATGAGGACATGCTGGATGATGTCCAGAAAGAAATAGACGCCTTCTACGCGAAGTATGCAAAAAAAGAAGGAATCTCCATAGCGGAGGCAAAAAAGAGAGCTTCGAAGCTTGATATTGAAGAATATGCCCGCAAAGCAAAGAAATATGTTAAATCAAAAGACTTCTCTAAAGAAGCGAATGAGGATATGCGCCTTTACAACATGACAATGAAGGTGAATCGTCTGGAATTATTAAAAGCAAAGATTGCTTTAGAACTTACCGGGAATTTCGATAAACTTCGCAAGTATTACAATGAAGTCATTACAGACGAAAGTATGAAAGAATTTGAACGGCTTGCCGGTATTCTTGGTAAGACCATTACAAATGCAGACACAGTAAAGAGGGTGAAAGCAATCGTAGGAGCATCCTTCCACAATGCAACCTTTTCGGAACGTATCTGGGGACAGAAAGAACTATTAAAACTTGAGGTAGAGAAACATCTTCGTACAGCTCTAATACAAGGGAAAGGTTCAAGGGAACTTGCCAGAAGACTCAGAAAAGTATTTGGAGTCTCTCAGTATAATGCAGAGAGATTAATGACTACGGAGCTTCGAAGAGCACAGACAGAAGTTGCAAAACAATCTTATGAGAAGAATGGCAATGAAAAGTATGAGTATATGGCAACGGGACCGCATCCATGTAAGATCTGCAAAGGATTAGATGGGAAGATATTTAATGTATCGGATATGATGCCGGGAGAAAATGCCCCACCTATGCATCCTCAGTGTCATTGTACTACTGGTCCAGCTCATGATATGGAAGATTATCATGCATGGCTAGATTGGCTTGATAAAGGTGGAACCACGGAAGAATGGGAACGCTTGAAAACACTTGGTAAATCTGATAAGATGCAGTTAACGAAGAAAGAAAAGAAAACACTTCTTGAATACAAGAGTTCAGCATCTTATAGAATTAATGAGCTACTAAGAAATCATAAAGATACAGATGAACTTCCAGAACAGGAACGAAAGTTTGTAGAAGAGTTAGATTCTGCTTTATCAAAGATGCCCCAATATGAAGGAAATCTTATACGGACAGTTGATTTTACGGCTTTTTCAGATAAAAATGAGAGAATTGAAAAATTTATGAAAGAGTATGTTGAAAATGAGACAGTCACAATAAATCAATATTGGAGCATGTCAAAAGAAAGAGGGTATAATGAAGATGCAGACATACAAATTTATGTTCAGTCCTCAAAGAAAGGAAGAGATATTAGTTCGATTGGCTTAGATGAAAAAGAAGTGCTTTATGAACGAAAACAAGAATTTTGTGTTGTAAAAACAGTGAATTACAACGGAAAATATTTCATACTTTTAAAGGAGCGATAGCGATGGGCTTAACAGCAAGAGAATGGATATGGCTGCCGCGAGATGAGCAGGAAAGAAGAAAAGGAGAATTATCTCAGCACGAATGTTTTTTACTTCGAACTAGATACGATGATGTACATCCTACGGAAAAGGAAAAAGCAAGTCTGACCCAGGAAGCAAAAGAGAGGATGCTACAAAAACCAAGTGAAGAAGAAATTCGAAAGTCAAAAGAAAGTGATTTAAAAGTAATGAAGATGTTTGGACTTATTCCAGAACAAGTGACATTTGAGGAATGGGAAAATGCAGGATATCCTATAGGATGGAAAAACGAGTGATTTTATCTGACTTCCATTATCAATACTTGTAAGTTTTGATAATGGACAGATAGCAACGCAATATAGAGCGGACAGCTTTATCAAAACTTATTATCAAAAATAATGCCATCAATCATTGCGATTGGTGGTATTTTTATACGCATTTTTAAGAAAGGAAGAGGTAAAAGAACATGAAGAAATTATTTATTTCTCAGCCAATGCGTGGCAAAACAGACGAGGAAATCAAGGCAGAACGTGCCAAAGCAGTCGAAGCAGCATCTGAACTGGTGGGAGAACCGGTGGAAGTGATTGATTCGTTCTTTGAAAAAGCACCGGCAGATGCAAAACCACTGTGGTTTCTTGGAAAATCACTGGAGCTTCTGGCAGATGCAGACGTGGCCTATTTTGCCCTGGGCTGGAACGATGCCAGAGGCTGCATTATCGAACATGATTGTGCGATTGCATACGGAATCAAAAGCATTGTCGCATAGAAAGGCGGTGATCCAGAATATCTCCCACCGGCAGGGAATGACCGGAAAGAAAGGAGGACTTCTATTGATTGAAGTAAGTGTTCGAAAAAATCAAATCAAAGTAAAAGGACACGCTGGTCTTACAAAAAAAGGGGAAGACATTATATGTGCAGCGGTATCGATTCTCGCACAAAACTTAGTTAATTCTATTCAGAATTTGACACAGGACAAGATTACTTGTGTAATAGAGTCAGGAAAAGTAATCATAAATTTAGATTTTGAGAATCTATCAGAACAAACAAAAACTCTGATAGATTCTTTTTTTCTTGGCATTTGCAGTATAGCAAATGAATTTCCAAACAATGTAAAAGTTATGTAACTATTATTTGTCCGAAATGACATTAAACTACCCAGAGTGACGGTTCGGACTTAGTACGGAGCGGTACAGAAAGGAGCAATATGAGTAAATACAAATTAGATTTACAGTTGTTCGCAGAAGGAGACGGTGACGGCGCAGGAGACGGCAGCGGAGCTGGAGCGGAAGGAAACCAGAACAATAACAATGAGAAGCCTGTAAGCTTTGACGAATTCTTAAATCAGGGTGAGAACCGGGCAGAGTTTGACCGCAGAACCCAGAAAGCAATTCAGGCGGCAATATCAAATGCTAAAGCAAAGTGGGAAGCTCTTGCGGATGATAAGGTATCGGAGGCAGAAAAGCTTGCTAAAATGACTAAAGAAGAAAAGGCGGAGTACCGGGCAAGAAAACTGGAAAAAGAACTGAACGACATGAAAAAGCAAAACGCATTGTCGGAAATGGCAAAGACGGCAAGAAAGATGCTTTCAGAAGAAGAAATCAGCATCCCGGATGAGCTCCTTTCTCATCTGGTGTCAGAGGAGGCGGAAAATACAAAAGCATCGGTAGAAGCCTTTGTGAAGCTTTATAAAAAAGCAGTAGAAGATGGCGTGAAAGAGGCAGTGAAAGGAAGAACACCGAAGAATGGAGCGGGTGGAAGTACTATCACGAAGGAACAGATCCTGCAGATTAAGGATCCTGGAAAACGTCAGCAGATGATTGCGGAACATATGGATTTATTTAGATAGGAGGGAAAACATGAAACGTAAAAACATAGATTTACAGCTCTTTGCAGCACCAGATAATATGACTGGCACAGAGCAGATTATGGTAAGGGCCAGAGAGATTGATTTTGTAACATCTTTCGGAAAGAACCTGCAGTCCCTTTTGGATGTGATGGGGATTACGAGAATGGTTCGCAAGGAAAACGGTTCTCTTTTAAAAACGAAGAAAGCGAAGGGGGTTTTACAGTCTGGAAATGTAGGGGAAGGAGAGGAAATTCCTTTATCGCAGTATGAAGTTTCCGAGGAAATCCTTGATACAATTAAGATTGAGAAATATAGAAAGGCAGTATCACTTGAAGCAATTGCAGAGTATGGATACGAAGCAGCGGTACAGATGACGGATGATGAGTTTAAATCTGACCTGATCAGCCTCGTAACAGATAAGTTTTATGCCCAGCTCAAAAAAGGCTCTCTTTCCGGTCATGAGCCTACTTGGCAGATGGCTGTAGCTATGGCTATCGGAAAGGTGAAAGACAAGTTCAAAAAGATGAAGAGAACTGCTACTGGAATTGCAGTATGGGTGAATACTCTGGATGTTTATAAGTATGTGGGTGCAGCCGACATTACATTACAGACTGCTTTCGGTATGGAGTATGTAAAAGGATTTCTTGGAGCGGATGTTGTTTTCATCAGTTCTGAAATTCCAGAAAATGTCGTGATTGCAACACCACTCAATAACTTGATTGCATACTATGTCGACCCGGCGGATTCTGAATTTATAAAAGCAGGGCTTTCCTATACGACGGATTCAGAAACAGGGTTTGTCGGATTTCATATTCAGGGCAATTATGAAAGAGCAATTTCCGATATGTTTGCGATTATGGGATTGAGACTTTTTTGCGAATACCTGGATGGAATTGCTTACATCTCTGTTGGCGGGGCCGATACACAGACTTTGGGCAGTTTGACGGCGAATACTGCAAAAGGTGAAAGCGAGGGAACCAATGCGGTAACTCTTGATAGTACGCTTCTTGGAATTGGAAACTCATACAAAGTAAAAGTAAATTCTGCTGCCACCCCGGTAACTTATGGCATGGATGTTAAGAACTGGACTAAGTGGGATGGAAAGTCGGAGATTACTGTTACTACAGGAAATCATATTACAATCGTAGAGTGTGACAGAAATTTCAAAGCGGTTGCCTCAGTGGATGTTGTAGCAAAATAGCGAGGTGCGTGAATGTATAAGGTAATTAAAGCTTTTTCGGATTTAACAGATTTCAAAACAGTGAAAGAAGGAAAAATCTATCACAACTACTCTGTCGGGGATATTTTCCCCCGGCAGGGGAAAAAGGCGAAT